GCCCGCCCTGAGTACCCTGCTTTTAGGGCTGCTCGACATCCTGTGCTTTTTAAAGCGACTGGGAAGATCGAGTGGCTTGAAATGGCTGATATTCTCGGTGGCAAAATTCGTACCTTCGGAAGTGGTCCTGCCCATCTCATCGATTCTCAAGCCGAGCTCTACGGTGCGCAAGAAAAAGCGCTCAAGGAGATTGGCTTCTCGATGTACGGTATGAACATTTTCATGGGAGGTTTTCACTCCTTCGCCACTCGACTCGAAAGATTCGAACACAAGGCATCAAGGGACTGGCGTCGTTATGACCGCTACTACCACCTCGCCGAGCGCGTTCAGCGCTTGCGAGTGAGGGGGCAGAAGCAGGCTTACGAGCGAGCTGGAACCAAAATGCCGCGTGAAGTGGAGGAGGAACACGCTTGGGTCGGCAGTCAGCTGAGGCGACCGAAGTACATTTTCCGAGACGGAAGCGTTTTCCAGTTCGAAGGAGGCAACCCTTCGGGCCAATTCCGCACTACGACTGACAACATCGTGGGCCACACCATGACTGAGATCCGGCTTATGCTGGAAATCGATCCTGATATTGGCCTTGATGATGTGGTGTCGAATGTGGTTGGCTTGTACGGAGACGATCACGCGGCAGGTTACACTAAGAAGTTTGCGGCAATGGCGGACGCATCCTGGTTGGCTCCTAGAGCCCCCCAGGTGTTTGGTCCTCTTAAGCTGCTCACGACTGGAAGCCTGTCGAAGCATCGTTTCCTGGGTGCTCAATTTGGGCGGATGCGCTTTGGTAAAGTGGAGCGGTGGGTGCCCCTTTTCGACCCCAGCCGGATTCTTGACGCTCTGCGTTATACAATACGCGAGATGAGCCAAGATCAGGAGCTGTCGAAGGTGTACTCACTTGTTCTGCTTTCGTGGCCAAACGAAGGCCTTTACAATCACTTGTGCCAAGTTTATGGACTCATGTTGGATGTTGCTGAGGAAACTCCCTACGTGCGAAAAGCGCGTGTGCGGGGCATCCCCTCCACAGCCGACATGCGGTTCTTTTACACGGCATTGGAATCAAGCACAGTGGGCGGGTTGGAAATCCCTGCGGAGGTAGGAGGCCACAAAATTGTGCAGAGTGTTCCAATGAATGGAAAAGGACACAGCAAAGCCGCGACGGGAGAAATCCAAGCAGCTCTCACTCGACTCAGAAATTTCCAAAGAACTCTCCCTGGTCAAGGAGGAGTTTCTCCAGGAAAAGGACGAGTTGGAGGAGCTGCACCGACAGTTCACGTCACTAACAAGGGAAGCGGACCAGCTGCGGGGGCAACTCCAAAGCGGGTCGGTCCCGCCACCGCAGAGAAACGAAGCGAACAACATCCTGTCCAGCGTGGCGCAAACAGTGAGCAGCATCTTGCCAATCATCGGGCCGTTATTCGGTCTGTTGTAGGTACGGCGCCGCACGCGGTAGCGCTACTGCAGGCAGGGTTGGACGAACGACTCAAGGTGAACCCCACGCTAACACGCGCAAATGTTTTCAAAGCATGCAACTGGGCGAAGCAGAAGAAGAAGCATACTGAGGCCGAGCTGGCGAAAGCCAAAGCTTGGTCTGAAGGGCTGATTCCAATTGCCGCCAAGCGCACGCTGACGACATCACGCATGAATGCGCTCCACAAGGAAGTGGGGGCTTGGATGATGAAGGCACTGCTCGAAAGGGCGGAGTTCAAATCGTCAGGTCCCGACCCGAAAGCTCTCGAGGGCTTTTCCCAACGGCACAAAGAACTTGTTGCCCTTATGGAAGGCCACGAAGCTGAAGGCCAACACTTCGAAGCGGAACGGGGCAAGCCTGAGCCAGTGTCCGTCGCCTTGAATCTCAAAGGCAAAATGGTGCATGAGGAGGAGCGAGTCTCTCAGAATTCGGATGAAGTGGTTGTGACCGGGTCAGCCTTTATTGGCTTCGTTACCTCTGATGTCGTCGTGACGTCAGGTGGTTTCGAGACCCTGGTTATTCCGCTGAACCCGTCTATGCTGGGGACTCCTCGCCTTGTGCTCTTTTCGCAACTCTACGACTTGTTTGCGTGGGACGAGCTCATTATTGAGACTGTTTCGATGGCACCAACGTCGACGCC